CTGAAAGACAAAAATATATGGATGAGTTTTTGACTATGGCTTCCAATATGGCTAACTTTCATAATATAGCAATTATATGGACTAATCAAGTAATGATTAATCCCGGAGTTTTCTATGGAGATCCTGTAACAGCAATCGGGGGAACAGTTCTTGCACACAAGTCAACATACAGGGTATATTTCAAAAAATCAGGTGCATACAGAATGGGTAAAATGGTAGACAGTCCTAAACATGGTCAAATTGAAGTAATGTTTGGTCTAAGTGAAGCAGGAGTGGTTGATCAAGAGGTTGCAGAGGAACTAGAGAAGAAACGCAAGGCAGATAAGGCAAAAGCAAAAAAAGCAGAAAAAGAAGAAACTGTTATATAAGGTATTCTAAAGAATATATACAATGAAATGTGAAGCTTGTAAAAAAGGCGACCTAATACATACTGATTTTGTCTATGAGGGGGAAGATTTGTTGGTTTGTAGTAACGAAGATTGTCAAGAAGAATACGTTTAAAATCTTTAAATAGTTTGACACACTTTGGTACAATATGGGGTTTTTTGGTAAGATTAGGGATAATATAGATCCTAGAAACTACCGTGTGGTAGAAAAAGACGACTATAATCGTGTTACCCAAGACCATTATGACATGAGAAAAAGTATAAATGATGAATATTTACACTCAAATTCTAGGGCTAGTACACCATATCCGTTCCTAGACACACCTGACGGAAGTAAAATTCCAATGTGGCGTATGTCACCAAACAGAATGTATGAATTAGCAGATTATGTAGGAGATTTAAGAGCAGTTATTGAAACTATACAAAGGGAAATGTTTAGAAACGGTTTGCAAGTAATGCCAAGATATGAGCATAAATGCCTTGTTTGTTTGAAAGAATATGAACAAAAACCACTAAAAGACTATGTTCCAATTAGTGATTTAGGTGATAAAGGTAAAAAAGAAAAGTTACAATGTAGTGCTTGTGGTAATGATAATCCTCGTAAATGGACAAAACCAGATCCAAAAAATAGACAGGTATTACAAACACTTTTAGATAAAAGAGTAAACAACAACCAGCAATCTCTTAAAATTGTTGCAAGACAAGCAGAAAGAGATTTGGATATTATAGACGGTTGTTATATTTTAGTGTCAAGACAATGGAAATTAAAGACATTTGCCAATCCTGATCCTGAAACAGGTGCAACAAAACAGGCACTTTCCAGCATACATGAAAGTAAAATAGATGAAATTATTAGAATACACCCTATTCAATGCAGTATAATTGCAAGTGATGAGGCAACTTTGGGAGTAGGTGCTGACGGTAAACCACGATATATATGCCCACAATATGAGCATAGAGATTCCATATTAGAAGTTCCAGTATGTCCTAAATGTGGTTGTGAATGTTTTAACGCATTTTTAGAAACCAACAGCGTTCCTTACGGTGTACCACTTAGTAGTCCTAAAAAGATGTATTATGCACAAAAAGAAATAGTATGGATTCCGGGAAAATATTATCCAGATGTATTGTATGGTAATTCACCAATTCAATCAGTATGGAAAAAAGTTCTATCCCTTATGTTCCAAGATGAATATATGTGGAAATACTTTGACAAGGATAGACCACCAAAATCTTTGCTTGTAATGGGAAGTAGAAATGCTGAATCAGTACAATCATTCATGGAAAAACAACGTCAAGGTGCAAGACAAGATCCATATATGCCTAGACCAATTCTTCTTAATACGGAAAACGTAGGTCAGTCACTTGAATATATCGACCTTACACCAAACTTTAAAGAGTTAGAATTAAGCGATCTTAGAAAAGAATTAAGACAAATTATATCAACAGTTTATGGTGTTCAACCTTTGTTCTATGGTGAACAGGCTAAAGCAGGTTTAGGAAACGAGGCACTTCAGGTAACACTTACAAACAGAACTATCAAATGGTTTCAAAGATTCTTGAATGAAAATTTCTTTAATGAGATTACTGATATAATGGAAATATATGATTGGAAAATTGAACTAGTAACAAGTGAAGAAATTGATGAACTCAGAGAAGAACAAGTAAGAGGACAGAAGATTGACAACACCGTTAAACTATATGGAATGGGATTTGATGTAGCATTTGATGGTGAGAACAATATACTCATATCACAATTCCCAAATCCTGAAAAACAACAGGCTATGATGGGTGGCGGAGTAGGTCAAAATGAGGGAGAAGGAAACAATGACAAAACAAAATCATCTGCACCAAAAGCAGAAGGAGAAGCACAGAAATTTGACGGAGAGCCAAAGATTGCAAGACCAAGTGATGAAGGTGGAACGGGTGATGGTAGTCCTGCAAGTGGAACGGGAACAACATTGAGTAACAAAGGTATGACTAAAAAACAATGGGATAAGTTTCTAAAAACTTTAGAAGAATGAACGAAGATAGTGAATTAATAGAAAGTGTTATATCATATATGTCTAATATGCCTCATTTAACTGCTTATGACATAGTAAAACATTTTGAATCTCTTGGAGTGTCGCCTGAGAAAGTCTTATATATATTAAAAGAGTTAGATAATTGAAATGGGAGATTCAGATAAAAGATTTGGATGGACAGAAGACGGTTTAGATGCAAAAGATAGAATACAAAAAAATGATTTAAAAGAACGTGCAGGTAAGGAAAACCAGCACACACGAAACCTAAGAGAAAGAGTTCAAGAAGATGAACATACCAAAATTAATAATTATAGTGAGGGGTATTGTTACGGTTGCAGTAAGGTAGACAAAGTTATATCTACTCTGATATATATGTGCGGAGAATGTATGGAAAAACGTGGAACAGAGGGGTTGATGTGTTTACTTACAAAGAAACATAATTATGAACTATGTGATATACACGCAGGATGGGAACTAGATGATGTATGGCAGATAAACTGTTCAATGTGTGACTCTTGTATGAGCAGGTTGCATAAGGTTCACAATGCTTATCGTAAAAAAGGGGGTAGAAAAAATGCTCCTGATGAAATTATGAAAAGAAAATATTATGCAAGAAATCCCGGAGAAGAATTTGGTACTGGAATAACTAGAGATCAAACCAGAGATCAATCATTCAGATTGGGCTAATTCTTTTTCTTTTTCGTTTATTTGTAACTCTAATTCTGCAATTTTATTTAGTTGTTCAGCAGTTGATGGCTCATCAAATCCATCTTCCCAATGAAATTTAATCTTTTGTGTGTTGTAATCTATGATTAAATGTATTGAGTTATTTCCAAAATCATAATACCATTCACCCATTAATGACATTCTTTTTGCAGGTAATTCTGCTCCATAATATATACATTTTTTAGCAAACATAGGTTTAGTCCACGGTAATATTGACTTTCTTACTTCAACTCTTTTTTCTTTCGGGTTGTAAAAAAAGTTAGTTCTTGATACATGAGTAGGTTCTTTTTTGAATCTAGTAGTGTTTGTAGTGCCTACTCCCGGATGTATATGCACATATCGCTTCTGTAAATTAACGTTATCTTGCATATATTGCATATCAGTATAGAACCAAAATGAACGATTTTCGGGTATATCTATTGATTTAACCTCTAATCTACTGTTAACTGAGCCTGAAAATGGGTTTCTTTTATTAAATGTATAGACATTATCATACACATAAAAGTCCATAACTTAGTCTTAATCAACACCTTTATATAATCGTTTCTTTGCCCTTTTATTATGTCAATCATAAAAAGACAAGATATTGCAATATCAGTAGTTGCACTTTCATTGTTCTCAGCAATACTATTTGTTGGCTGGGGAGCAGTAAAAGGGCTATTATTTGATTCAACCGTGCAAATGTCTTCAGAACAATATGGAGCAATCTTTACCTTTGTATTTGGTATTTTGATTGGTTCAGCACTTACATATCTAGGTATTCGTGCAGGACAAAACGGTTCTACGACCATCTCACAGTCATAGAACAACCCAATTTTTATATACTATAACACTTTTTTTATATACATGACAGAATATGTAGAATTTTCTGATTTTGTAACAAAAGGACTAACTGTTGACACAGCAGATGAAAGAAGAATATTCAAAGGTCATATTACTGCTGAAATCATAGATAGACAACAAGAGTTCATTTTTGTCAAAGAAGTTATGAAAATTATGGAAGCATTTATGGAAGTAAATCCAGTTATATCAGATTATCATAGTAACAGAATGGTAGGCAAGGTATTAAGTTATGAGCAATCAGAATACAAAGGCGTTGCCACCGTGTTAATTACAGGAGAAGTGTATAAAAAAGAAGGTATTACATTGTATGACAAAATTTGGGATAAGGTTGTAAAAGGAGAATACTCAGGATTATCTATGGGCGGTGCAAGTAAAGAAAGAGAGCCAATTCAAAAAGATGGCAAGATGGCATTAGAATTAAGAAAATTAGAGTTATATGAAATCGCATTATGTGATACACCAGCAAACCCATTTGCAGTAGTAGAATCTGTAAACAAATTTGCTAAAGCAAATGGAATAGAGAAAATGGTCAAAGATTTCAACGGTAGACAACAGATAAGATGTACTAGTTTAGGTTGCAAATTTGAGAAATTTGACGTAGAACAATTCATAGATAAAGCAGATGGAACAAATATTAACGTAGATGTAGACCTTGATAACCACCAATACAAATGTGATGGGGGAGAAGAATGTGATATATGTGGGTTATCAAAAGCAGAACATAAATACAAACAATTTGATAAACCAGAAGAAATAGAAAAATTAAATAACCAAAATTTAGTTAATCGAGCCGCTGAAACAAGAGCAGAAAACGTAGGTGAAGCAACGGGAAGTCCAAAAGAAACAAATGATTTAATGGCAAGTATACCAAAAATACCTGCTAAAATTAAGAAAGACCACATACCAAGTACACCTGAAAGTGTAGAAGAAGAAGCAAGAAACAAACAGGATAAAATTAACGGTAAAGAAATTACAAAAGATCAACCAATAGGCGATATAAATGCCAAAGGTGAGTTCCCTTTAAAACCAAGAACAAAACCAAACACAATGACAGATTCTAACGGTAATGTAAACAAGTTTGAAGCTCCAAGTTCATTGGCAGGATCTAAAAAACAATCAAAAATAGAGGGTAATATGGTACATGAAACAAGTGAAAGACGAGTAAAAGACCTTACTAAAATAGAAACACCTGTTGAATTAATATTGAAATTTGGGATATCCGTTGTAAAAGAAGCATTAGAAGAAGCAGAAACCATACAATATCTAAAAACATTACATAAAAAATACCAAAAATAGGTTTACAATTCTTTCTATTTTTAACAATTATATTTATATACTATAAAAAATTTGTAATATTACAACATGACTACAGAAGAACAAACCACAGAAACACAAGTTTCTGAAGTTCAAAAATCAGATGATGTTGACACTTCAGTCACATCTATTCTTGCACAATTAGTCAAAGCACAAGAATCTAGAATCGATTCTTTCGAGAAAAGATTTGATGGTCTTGAAACCTTGATTAAAGAGCAGAATAAAAATCCGGTTGATCAAGGTGTAGAGGATGATACACAAGCTCCGGCAGTATCAAGTCCTAACGATGTCGGTGATCCTGACAAATTAGGAAATACCTATGCACCATCTCCAAAAGATCAAGCTTCTATTGTTCCACCTCAAAAAGGTGAATCCCCAAAAACTGATGCTCCTAGTCTAACTATGGGTAAAGCAGATGGTGAAGAAGATGATAAAAAGGAAGAAGTTGAGAAAACAGAGGATGAAGATGAGAAAAAAGAAGATGTTAAAAAATCTGAGAGTTCTGAATACGAAATTGTAAAAACGGTTAGACCACTTTTGAAATCAAGAGGGGAAGAAGAAGCAACCATACCAACAGGATACCAAATCCTTAAAGCTATTTCTAGCGGTTGGAATGGTCAAACTTCAAGTGCAGAAGATGCACTCGTTATAGCATATAACAAACTAGAATCAGGAGAGTTCGGTAACGGACTTCCGGGTGGATACTAAAATGTCTACTTATCTAGGACTACGTTCTATTGATGAACTAGTAAATTATACCTATAACAGAACTCCTGACGAGATTTTAAAAGCAGGTTTCAGTACAACAGATCCCGGAACAGGTGGCAACTATAACCCACTATTCGGTGCTATGGCATGGGCAAACTTCAATATGGAAGCAAACATATTCGCAGCTCTACCAAAGTACGTTTGGGATTTCTCTGGATGGCGTATCTTCAAATCCAAAGCTCCAAATCTAACATCTGTCGCAGGTGCAAGAGATGGACTCGGTGGAACTATTGAAGGTGGAGCAATCGCTGGTGCAATTAAACCAGCAGTTCAAGAGATTACTGTAAAACCAAAGACTTTACAATATGTATTCGAAGCCTCTGAGTTATTGGAACAATTAGTAGACAATTCTAGAGATGATAACTATGGTAGCCTCGCACAACAAAGAGTTTACGCAAGTGATCAATTCAAAGAAAGAGTCAATCAAATGCTTACTGCAATTCCTACTGATGTAGTTGCAACCAACGCACTTGAAAGATTAAACCTTGAATCTTTAGATGTCATTGTTGCTTCAAACGCTGAACAACAATTCGAAGCACACGCAAATCTTACCGACCTTTATAACCCGTGGAAGGGTGCTAACGGTGCAGGTGTAGATAGAAATGCAGGTGCAGGTACTTGGGATTCCACGGTAAAATCTCCTTCAGGTACAATCGGTACAGCAGATGTCTTGACAGATGCAGTATTGAGAGATACCCTTGCAGATATTAGAATTGCCGCAGGAAAAGAGCCAACTGTAATGATTGGTGGACAGGACACATACTCCGAAGTTCAATCAATCTACATGAACGCTTACCGTATCCAAAACACAGCCGACTTGAGAACAGAATTTAGTGTTGGTGTCAACGGTGTTGATACCTTTACTGGAACAGGTGCAGGATTACATATATCCACAATATATGGACTTCCATTCATTCCTTCAAAGGATACCACCCAATCAGCAGAGGGATCAGTAGATGACTTGTTCATCTTAAACACTAGTGCAGATAAAAATGCTCCAAACAAACCATTGTTAGGTATGCAAATACTCAAACCAATCGTTTATTACGAAGCAGGAAAACGACAACAAGGTTATCCATTCATTAACGAAGCTTTCACAGATAGAGCTTTGTATAATATGCTTGGTGAAACAACTTGTAGAAACTTCAAAGCACAAGCCAAGATTAGAGATATTGCTTCAGGAATCTAGATAAAACAACAAACCTTTTTTTTATTTTTTTATTTAATTTCAAAAAATTTTCTATATGGAATAAGAATTATATATCAATTTATAATAATATTTATATATTAGTAAAATAAAAAAACATTACTATGGCAGTAACTATTACAACAAACGCCAAATATTCGCATTTAAATGCAGATAGATCCCACACCATTAAACCGGGCGGGGTAGGCGTAGAAAAAGAGATGGTTTGTGATATTGCAATTACTGGAACAGGACAATTTGCAAGTGGTTTAGTTACTTGTGATTTTACACAAGTAGGCTTTAGACAAGTCTATTCATGTATTATTGAACAAACTAATGACTTTGCATTGAATACTTATCAGTTCGTAGAGGCAACTGCATCAGATGCCGCTACTGCAAAAATCAACGGTAGAGTAAGAACTACAAGTGCAAATGTAGCTGCAAATACTACTTGTACTATGACCGTCATTATCCGTGGTGTATAAGAGAAACCTTATATAACACTTCTTTTTTATATTCTATATTATGGCACGAAATGCTCGTAAATTAATAACTGCTGATGGAGTAGTAGTAAATAGATCAGGTAAATTAAAAGCAGTAATACCAGCAACAGCAGGAACAGGTAGTGTTATATTTTATAATGGTTCAGATGCAACTGCACCAGAAATATATAGACTTGTTGCAGGAACAGGAGTTCATTCTGATTTAGACCTAAATTTTACAAAACTTTATGCTGACGTTACAGGCACTTTAAGCCTTAATGTACTTTACGAATAATTTAAATAACATTAACTCAAGGCTTATATATGGTTAGGACACCTACTTATTGTACTGCTACTAATATATCTGACTGGCTTAGAATACCTATTAACCCTAATACTGATCCAAATACTTCAATGATTAATGAAAATATAATGGACAACGAGGACAGAATTGACAGATTAACAGGTCATACATGGCTTGAAAACAAACAAGTAACAGAAGAATTTAGTGTAAACAAGTTATATGATTGGGGTAGAGGTATGCCTTTGTTCCCAAGAAAAAGAAATCTTAGGTCATTTGATTCCACAAAAGGGGATAAGTTTGAGATTTGGGATGGCGGTCAATGGGCAGATGAAACACCAACAAGTAACGGTGTAAATGAAGATCAAATTATATATTTCCAAGAAATTAAGGGTATCATATATTTAAGAGGATACCTGTTCACAATACTTAGAACCAATAGATTCAGGGTAACTTACAGATACGGGGGAGATAATGAGGGCATTAAAGACGTTACAGAACCAATACCAAGAGATATTCAAAAAGCCTGTAAACTAATGACCTGTCTTGATATATTGTCAACTGATTTCCAAATGTCACAAATTGCTTACGGTGGGGAAGGTAACATTGATAAGCAGAAAGTAATGGACAGATGGCAAAAAGAAATTGACCAAATAATATGGAGCAGAAGCGAAATAACTTCTACATGGTGATATGTCAGCAGTATCTAATATACCAACTGTTAGTACAACAGAAAATCAATATGAACGATTTCGTATGCAGAAAGATTTAAGTGTAGAATTAATTAAAAATATTAAAAAAGTATTAAGAGATGAAGATATTAACTTTACACAAGATTTATCAAATTCATTTGAAATTGTAATGATGACATCTTCTAGTGAGCCTGATGTTGGAACTACATCAGTTGCAACTAGTAATCCATACGCAAACTTTGTTGATAAAGGTATGCGACCGGGAAAATGGGTTAATTTTGATGCATTATATGATTGGGTAAGAATAAAACTTGATTTTGAAGAACCTGAATTAACCGCTGTAACATGGGCAGTATTAAAAAAAATTCATTACAAAGGTATTGCTCCTACTCATTTTGCTAAAAAAGCAATTAAAATGGTTATTGGAAAACATGGACTTGCAGGTACTAAGAG